TTCATTCCTTTTTGTTCAAAACCTTTCCAACATGTTCCTCTTGCCATTATATGTACCTCATAGTTGTCATATTTATAATACCACCTTTAGCAGCTTTTTTTCTTTTTGCAAAGGTTGCAACATTTGTTGGTTTTGGTCCAGTATTGCCTGCTGCTCTTTTTCTTTGAACTGCTGAACGTCTCTGACCTTCCGACATTGATCTAGCTTTAGCGAGCGGGACACATTTAGGATATCCTTTTCTTTTCTCTCCTTTTGATCTTCCGCAAGGAGCATATGAACCATCTTTTCTTTTCGATCCAATGTCAACCCATTTCTCTTGAACCCATTTTCGAAGTCCATTTGCCATTTTAATATTTCTTAGTTACTTTTCTTCTATTCTCCATAACAGCTCCACAACCTTTTGCAATGCCACCTTGTTTATAATTAGATACCATTTTTCTTTGTTGTGAAAGACTTCCACCATGAGCTTTTCCTTTTCTACCACCTGGTGTTATTTTACCTGAACAAACAGCACTTGCATACATGTTCGCGTACGCGCTCGGGTACACTTTAAATTTTCTTTTCGCTGCTGCTTTTCCTCTTGGACAAAGTTTACCCATTATTTTTTCTTCTTTGACATTCCAGCTTCTGAAAGAGCAATTGCTATTGCTTGTTTTCTAGATTTTACAACTGGACCTTTTTTACCAGAATGTAATTTACCTTTTCCAAACTCTTTCATAACTTTAGAAACTTTAGCTTGTCCACCTTTTTTCATATTTTTTCTTTTACCTTTTGTACCACATCTAAATTGAAGACCTTCTTCTGAAGGTTGCTCTTTACTTAAATCTTCATTAGGCATTTTAGATTCAGGAGCATTTTTATCAGGTTTTAAAGGTGTTATGTTTCTAGATACTTCAGGAGGAAGTTTTTTACTAGGAGAAGAATCTGTTACAACTTTTATTCCATCTTCCGTTTCCCCTGTTATACCTCCTGCTTCAAATCCTTTTCTTTTCACAAGAAGTGGAGATGTTCCTCTTTTTTGAATTCCAAATCCAGCCATTATCTTTTACCTTTCATTATTTTGCCTTTTTTACTTTTAGACATTTTAGCGGTTAGCATATCCGCTTTTTTATTTTTTTTAATTACACCTCTACCAATCAAAACATCTTTAAAAGTTGTTTTTCCATCTCCACTTAAATCTGGAAATGCTTTACCACCTTTTTTCATTTTTAATCTTGGTCTTATGTTATAGTCATTTCTCATTTTATTATCCTATCCGTTTTCTTGTTCTTTATTTGCCGGTCTATTCGCCATTGTGCGTGCCACCGATTCTGCACTTCTTCCAACTACATAACCACCTAAACCTATTTGTAGTAATGTCCAAACATCACCTGGTAAAGTTATAGTTATTGAAGCTTTAAAGAAGAATAATATAACAGGTCCTAGTACATAATTCCATATTAATATAAATATAAGCACGTACATCAAAAGAGGTCGCCAAGACGATGCAAACCACCCTGCTTTTGCTTCAGCTTCAATAATTTTAGCTGCAGCCGTTAATTCTTGTGTATGAGACTGTAATAATTGAGTTTGTAATTGTGTTTTTAATTTTTCTTGTAAATCTTTGTCAGGAACTGATTTTTCAATTGTTGAAAAAAGTATTTTTGCAAGCGGTGCTACAGCATTTAATACTGGTAACATGATTTAATACCACTTTGCTGATCTTTTTTTCTCTGGAAGTATATTTCCTTGGCCTTGAACTACCTCAACTTGAGTTTCTTGTGGGTTTGACATCTCAACATCAACTCCACCAACTAAATATCCATCTTTACCTGTAAATTTATCAAAATTTACTTCTTTGGATTGACCAATTTTTTTATTTTTGTTTTTCATAGCCATTTTATACTCCTTTTTTATTGATTTGGAAATCTATTTTTAAGTTTAGCAGCCAAAACAGTCTTCTCTAACGAAGTATTTGCTCTTAATTTAGCTAAATCTTCGTTTTGTTGTAGTTTTTGACTATCTGTAGACTGTGCCATCATAGCTTTCATCTTATCAAGATTGATTCTCTCATTGCTTTCTTGTCTTTTTCTATCATTTTCTTGAGCAACAAGGTCTAATTCTCTAGATTTAAGTTTAGCAATTGGATCATTATCAAATTGTGATGTAATTTTTTTCTCTTCGTTCATAAATTCTTCCATCATCTCAGCAATTAGAACTGCTTTTCTTGATTCAATTCTTTCAGTTAACATTCTTACTTGAATTTGCATTTGTGGATTTTGCATTACTTGTGGATTCTGTTGCATTTGTTGTAATTGTTGAATTTCATTTCTAAATTCAATCTCAACTTGTTCTTGAGACATTAAAGAAATATGTTCAAAACAATTTTTTTCTAATGAAGCCATAATGATAGGAGCATTTCTTGCCATATTCGTTGCCATAAAATTTAAATGCGCAGTGATATGAGCTCTATGATCTTGTCCTGGAAATGCTTGGAATGGTTTCCCTGCGAGAGCATCAATATGTTCTAACGCAGGGTCCTTTGGTGTGGGTTGATCTGGTCTTAATAAAATTCTATCTACATCTCTAACGCCCAATGCTGAATACATATTTCTGTAAACTTCATACATGTTATGAATTGCAGGATTAGCCATTGCTAATTGTAATTCTGTTTGTGCAATAGATATTCTTTGTGTTTGTGAAAATATATTTGGATCAGCAACTGGTATGATATCTACTTTATCATCAAAGTCTGCTTGTTTAATTGTTCTTTGTCCACCAACAACTTCATATGGATATTCCGGTGGTAAATATAATTTAAATACATTTGCCAATAATCTAAATTCCTCTTTCATTGAGGCATAGATTCTTTTGTGAATAGCAGACATTGTTCTGCTTCCTCTTTCCAGCAAAGCCACGGTCGTGCCCACTGCTGCTTGCTGATTCCCATCCCCTACTTGCATGTCAGCTATCGAAGCAAAGCGCTGACCTGCTTGAACCACGACCCCCATTAATTGCAATAAAGTTTGTGACGGTTCTTTATAAGGTAAAGTCATAAATGCATCTCTTAAATTTCCTCCAGGTGCATCTACGTCTCTCCATTCACCCGGTTGAATAGATTGAGCATCATCTCTAATTCTAATTCCTCTTTGTTTAAATCCAGCAGGTAAATTAGATAATGTTCCTGCATCTAATAATTGTCTTAATGCTTGAGTTGCAGTTCTAGATAACCCACCAATCATTTGAATTAAGCCATTACCGTAGAATCCAAAACCAGGTAAAAATTTAAAGTGTACAAAATAATTAATTTTTTTCTTTGATGGATCATTTTGATCATAATTTCTTCTAATAGATAAAACTTCTCTTGATCCTTCTTCTAAAGTTACAATGTAAGGAAGTTTAATTCCAGTGGGCTCACCAGTCTGTGGATTCATATCTTCAAATCCTTCCAAATCTAAATTAACATGACATTCATATAGTGTGAAAACATCTTCTGTTTGTCCACTCATTGTAACGCCTTCTAATTGTCTTTCTTTAGATTTAACATCGTCTGCTTCAGTTAAATCATCAGAAGCTTTTAATTCTATGTCTCTATAAAATCCTGATATCTGTTGTTTACGTAGTTCATTTTCTGAAATTTTAATTACATGTACAACTGCTTCTGCATCTTCTAAACTGTTTGCTGTGTATGGAACAATAATATCTTGTGCTTGAATAAATTTAGATACAGCTCTTCCAAGAATATCATCGTAATAAACTTTTTTAAATGTTGATCCTGATAATGGTAAATAAAATAACATTTGGTCAAACTCTGGTTCATATTCTTTCATGACATCCATAATTTGATAGTTCATAAATTCAGAAACTCTATCTGCTTGATCTTGAATTTCTGGTGTATCTAATCCTATCACTTGAGTTCTAACCGGTCCTTCTGGTGGTAATAATTCTTTGTAAGCTTGTGCTTGAAATTGTGTAACTGCTTCTGCTAAAACTGGATGTGTTGCACTTGATGCACCTTGAAAAGGTTCTGTTCTTGATTCATATTTAAATCCTAATAAATCTAATCCTTGAGTATAAGCTTTTTCCCAATCTGATCTTGAATCTTTATATGATTGTGTATCTTGATAAAGTTCTGATCCTAATCTATTTAAAACTTGTTCATCAACAACTTCAGCAAGGTTTGCTCCAAACTCTGTTCCTGCTGATAAATTTTTAGTAGGATCAAAATTTATATCAACACTACCATCTTCGTTTTCTGTAACTTCAGTAGGACCTGCAGGAGTTTCTTCTACAGATTGTGCAATCTGTTCTACTTCTAATTCTCCGGGTGTAAGTTTATCTGCTACGTTTGGTAGCGACTTGTCTATTTCTGCCATTTGTTATTTTCTCCGAATTTACTGTTCTAACAGTATTATAGTTAATATTCAAGCCCTGCGGGTTTGGCCCTCTTAAAGGTGGTATTGTTGTTGTTAATTTTTTAGTCATCTAACAATCCTTCATCTTTCATTCTGTCATATTCTGCTAATGCTCTTAATTCATTATCATCAAATTCTTTTGCTCCTGTTGTATATTTTAGTTTTTTTGATTTTGTTGCATATTGTTCAACTTTTGCTGAACCACCTAAAACTTCATCTATATCATTAACAACTACTGGTTCAAAATCAGGTGCACTTTCCCATCCAGAACCTGGTTCTGGTCTAGCGTCTGTTACATAAAAATCTCCTGTATTATTTTTTACACCTGGAGCTGTATAATTTACTTCTACTGTTTGACCCCAATTATTTTCAAAATAAACACTCATTTCTTTTCCATCATATTCTACTGCCTTTACATTAGGTAATTTTTTATCAATATATTCATATCCAATAATATCGTCTGTATCCTTAACTTGATAATATTGTGGTATATTTTTTTGTTTAAGTTCATCTATATAATCTTGTGTTCTGCCTAAATATCGATCATAAATCTTAGGAACTTTTTCTTCTCTTAATTTTAAATATTCTTCTTTTGTAAGGGGAACTTCTTTTGTTGCATAAATAGGTTTTTGATTTCCTTCTTTTCTAAGTCTATTTACAAGAGATGGAAACCATTCTGGAAATTTAGTTGCAGTTTCTCCTAATGGTTTTATAATTTTTACAAGAGGAGCTTTTTTAGGTACAACTTTTCCTAAGTCTTCTAATATATTTATATTTTTAGCTATTGGATACAAAGCAGCTCCAGTTCCCATTACTGCACTTGTTTTTAAAATATCTCTTCTCATTGGATCTACTGTATCTTCCACTGTAGATGTTGGTGGTTTTGGTTTTGCACCTTTAACTGCTCCTTTAACAAGTCCATAAGCTAAAAATGGATCTGCAATTGATCCTGCAATTTCAGCAACATCACCTGCGAGTAATGTTCCTGTTGTTGCACCTTTAGGAATATTTTCTTCTATAAATTTATTTATACCTAATTTTTCTCCAGCAACTGGTTGATAAAATTCCCAGTTTTTTCCTTCTTGATTAAATAATATTTTCATTGGTTGCCCAACTAACCATTCAGTTCCTTCAGCAATTCCTTTTAATCCTTTACCATAAAAATATTTTGGATTTGTTAAAAGCTGTTTTCCTGTTTCTACAAAATAATCTGTTTGCGAGGGAAAATCTTCCATGTATCTTATGCCTTTTTCTTTTTGTAATTTTTTTTCTTCAGCTGCTTTAGTTTCTTCTTGTAATTTTCTTTTTTTCATTTCTCCCAATATTATATCTAAAGCTAAAATTCTATCCGCTTTTTTTTCATTTGCTAATTCTTGTTCTAAAATTTCAATAGGATCTGATAATCCTAAACTAGGTATTTCTTGAGAATACATATCATCGGTTCCATTTTTTAATTGAACACGGCCTCCTGTTTTCATTTGAACTTCACCTTCAGAATAACTTGGAAGATTATTATCTATAGTTTTACCAGTTAATTTATTCATAAAATTAGTTATACCTTGTTCCAATCCTTCTTTTCTTTCATTGGCTTTCGAGATCATTTCTTCACTTCCACCTTTTTGTATATCGTACATTTGAGTTGCTATATTAGCAGCTCCGGCTACATAGGGATTTTTTAAAAAATTCTGCGCTGCAACAGCTGCAGTTTCTGGAATAGAATATCCTGATAATGGTAAAGTAACCGCATCAAATAAAGTTAAAGGTATTGCAGAACCAGGAAAATATCCAACAACTTTTCTAAGTGGAGAACCAGGATCTAATGCTTCAAATTTTAATTTTTTTATTTGTTCAGCTCGTGGATCTTTAGAAACATCAAATCCTTCTCTTGTCATTTGTTCTTCAAGGGTAGGTCTTTCTCCATATAATTTTTGATTAAAACCAGATTCAATACCAAGTCCTTTTAATTGATTTATATAATTTTTAAAAACTTTTTTCTTATCACTTAGTGTTTCAGCTTGATTAAATTCTGTATCAAATACTTTTTTTAAACTAGCTTCTTTTTTATTTTCTGGAAAAAATGTAAATTGAACATTGTATGGATTATTAAACCTTCCAAAAGGATGATGTATGTTTGCAGGATTATATCTTGAACCTTTTTCATAATTTGGGGCCATCTTCTCTCCAAAAAAATCTTTTAAATCTTGATTCTTTTGAAAAAAAACTTTTTTTTCATATTCGTTTAATATTTTATCATAATCCATTCCTCCAGGTTTATTAATATTAATAAAATCTTCTATATTTTTAAAAGTTAATTTTTCTCCTGTTTTTGAATCTATTAATGTTGTTCCTTTAATAATATTCATTGTAGGATATTTTTCAGGAGCATAATTAGCAAATTTTATTGCAGAATCTATTCCTCCTTTTTCAGCCCTAAATGCAGTTTGATATAAATCTAACCAAAATCTTTCCTTATTGTCTTTAGGAGGAGGTGGCGATCCTAATTTTTGAGCTACCTTGGCTCTATATTTTCTTTGAATTTCTCTTAACTTCTCTAATCCTTCAGGTGTAGATCTTATTTTTTCAAAAGATTGTTTTTTTCTTTCATTTAATATTTTTCTAAATTCTGGATCTTCTTTTGCTTTTTGAGCTCTAGCAATAGTAACTTCTCTTTGTTGAACTTTATATAAAAGGTCATCTAAACTTGGAAGTATTCCGGCTTTATATTGTCTTAATAATTCTCCTTTTTCTACTTTTCCTGTATTAGGATTAAATGCATCTATCGCTGAAGCTCTTTTTAAAATACCTTCTTCTGAAACATTTTCAATTCGTTGTTGTTGTATAAAAGACGGTATATTATTTCTTTTCCTTGTAGTGCTAACAGCGTCTTCAGTAAAAGGATTTCCTTTACTATTAACATAGTTATTTTTATTTAAAAATTCTGCAAAAGCGGTATCTGATACTTTTTGTTCATTAAATAATTTTGTAAAAGTTTCTAAATCTATAAATTTTTTATTACCAAGTTCTTTTTGTTTTAATATTTGTTTTTCAGATACTAAATTATCTCTATATTTAAATGCTTCATCTTTATCTTTAAAAATTTTTTCTTTTCCTTCAAAAGCAACTCTATATCTAAGTTCTCCATTAGGTAATTTTCTTATATAAATATAATTACCTAAATTATATGGATCAGATCCTTTTACAAATTGTTCTCTATTAACAGTGCCTCCCGTCGCTAGCTCCAAGACTTGTGGATTAGAAATTTCTGGAGTTAATTGCATCTGTTGACTAGGAACGGGCGTCTGGATACGAGATCTTGCTAACTCAATATCTTGAGTAGCAACCGGTTTTCTAGTGAGATAATCAAATACCTCTTTTCGTTTATAATTACTCATTTATTCTCCTACTAAGTAACCAAGTCCACCTTTAGCAAATCTAGCTTCACCTCTTAACATTACATTGCCTTGATTGTCATATCTTAAATTAATATTTCTGTTTTGATCGGGAGCGTATTCAATGCCTACAGAATAAGGATTAAGTCTTATTACATCTTTTATCGTTTCTTTGTAATTATATCGAGGATCATCAATGTTTACTCTTGATTTACTTCTTATATCTCCAATATCTCCTAATAAAGAAATACCAGTATTAGGAACGTTATACTTTCCTCTTACAGTGAAATCTCTATCTGCTGTGTTAATTTTAACATAAGGATCTGGAGTTGATTTTCCAGATCTCATAGCTCCAATTATTCCTAATTCAAGATTACCTGCTTTGATTGGATATTTGTCCATGTTAGCAGGGGCCTTATCGTGTGTATCTAAAGTTATACTAGGAGCATCTTCGGTTCCATTTGAAAAACCAACTCTTCCACCAACTGCATTAGGTTTTCTACCTGTAACATCAAAATCAAGTAATTGTTGTTTTTGACTTAAATCTTCTCCTAAATTAAAAATTTCATTATAAATTTCAGGATGATCTCTTTTTAAGAGTAACGCCATCTTTTCTATGTTCTGTGGATTAGTTACATCAACCATTCCTTGTTCATTTTTTACAAACATAGATTTGTCATATTGATTTAAAATCATATTCATCTCTTCTTCTAAACTCATTTTAGATGACATCTTTCTTGCTTTTTCTAAATTATCTAAACTCTCTTGACTAAAAAAAGGTGTATTTCCAAAATTTTCAGAAGTAATTATGTCACCTTGTTTATAAATTGGTTTATCTATTTTTGATTCAAAAGTTACTCCAGATTCAGGTAAAAATTTTGATAAATATCTTTTGTCCATTGCTCGTAATTCCTCTCCTGCATTAAATTTTTTAACAGCTATATTTATTCTATCTATTTTTATGTATTCATCTAAATAGTTTTGAGCTTTTTTATAAAGTTCTGATTGTTGTTTCTGAGTAAGATTATAATAATCTTTACCTTTTATTTCTGCCATAACCTCAGCAACTCTATCAGGAGCTATTTTATCATAAATATCTATAGGTTGTATTTGATCAAAGGCATAAGCTGCTTCTTTATGTTTAAGACTTAATTTATTTGCTTCCTCCATTGCATCATAATCTATGGTTTTTCTTTCCGCTGTTATAACTGGTTCTTTAGGGACAGTTACTTCTCCTGTTTTAGGATTAACTGTTTCCATAGAATATTTTCCTTGTAATTGTTTATTAACAATTTCTTTAATTTCTTGAGCTGATGGAAGAGCTCCATATTTTTCTATGTACAAATCTTGAACGGCTTTTGGGCTAGCTCTTTCTAATAATTTTCTATTAAAATCTTTTTCATCTGCTAATTTATCAATTAAATATTTTAACATTTTAGGAACACCACCACCTTTTTCAAAATTAACTCTTCCTCCAGTTGCATAACCACCTTTAGGAGGTTCCATACCTGTTAAGTAATCAAGTCCCATAGGTCCACCTTCTGCTTTCTTTTCTGGTTTTGATTTAATGTATTGTTCATATGCTTCTGGATGATCAAATTGAAGTGCCATTTCATATGCAGTTCTTCTAGATCCATAATGTCCTAATTCATTTAAAATTTCTTCATTAGTCATGTCAGCAAATCTAGACTCTCTTTTTCTAATTGATTTTTCTACATCTTCTAATTCTTCTATGTTAGCTATTATTTCATTTGGAGTCATATAACCACCTGGAGTATTAGGTGCTTCAATTTTTATTGGTTCAGCTTTTACTTTAGACATTGCTTCTAAAATATCAGATTTAGCACCTATGGTTTTTCTTATTTGATCTACTGGAATTTTATCAAAGATATCATCTCCATAATGAAATCTCATAATTCTAACTGGATCTGCATACATCAAAGGTTGCCCAGAAATATAAGTGCCTTCAGTTAAAGATTTAACTGTTTCAGGGTTTAACTTAATTATTCCTTTTGCATTTTGATCAAGTAAAAAATCTCTTCCAACAGCTCTATAAATTCCACTAGGACCAAACACTCCCCCTGCAAATCCTTTACCTTCATATTTTCTTTCTAATAATGCTTTTCTTGCTGCTTCTTCTTTTCGTAAAGTTTCTTCTGATGGAATTAAGTCTTCTAACTTTTGCATAATCTGTTTATTTCTAAGATCAATTTTTCCAAGATCTGTTGTAGGAGGTGCTACTAATCCAGCTTTTTCTTTTAATGCTTCTACATCTCCAACTTTTTCTTTTGTTGTAATATCTAATACTTCAGCTTCAGGTCTTGATTTAAATGCTTCAAAATCTTTTTCAAATCTTCTTTTTGTTTCTAAATTTTTTGAAAAATTACGTAATTGGTCATCTGTTAATTTTAAATTTTTATTTACTATTTGATATGAGATTCTAAGAAGTTCATCATTAATCATTTTAAGTTGTGCTTCTGCACTTTTTAAAATATCATCTCTAGATCTACCTTTGTAATAATTAACTTCAAATGGATTTCCTATTGTATCTGAAATTAAAAAATCTTTAGCAAGTTTTTTTTCTCCTTTTTTTGCTTTTGAAAAAATAACGGTAGCAACATTGGTTCCCATAATCCCTTCTGGTTCCATTGGAACTTTTTCTAATACGGTTTTAATCTCACTTTCAGAGTAGCCTAGTTTTCTTAAAAGATTTAAAATGCCTTCCATATTATATTCTTCTAAGATTAATTAAATCAGCTAATGTATAATTAGATAATTGATTTACATTCTGTGGTTGAAATACAGTTGGACTTTTAGGTGCTCTTAATAAATTTTCTAATCTTGTTCTAATCGCATCTGCAGTATTATCTCCTGTAGACTTATTAAATAATGGAGCATATTGACCTATTGTAGTTATACCACCTCCACTTTCACCTGCTGGACTTCCAAAAGTAGAAGTTTGTACAGAAGTATCTAATTGTGAATAATCATCTGGTGCTGTTACTCCCCTTGATATATTACTAATTGCATTCATTGCAATACCTACTGGGGAAAAATTTGCATATGCATTCATAGCTGCTCTTGCCATATTACCTAATGTGCTCATCACTCCTGTTGTAGTAGATGCTGGTGCGTTTGCTGCCGCTGCTGCATTTGCGGCCGCTGCTGCTTCTGCTGTTTCATTAGTTCCTTCTGATGCTTGGTTTGCTGCTGCATTTGCTGCTGCTGCATCTGCTGCTGTTGCATTAGTCCCTTCTGATGCTTGACCTACACCACCATCATCTCCTCCAGCTCCTGGTCCAGGACCTCCGTGACCTGTTCCATCATCTGATCCTCCTGGTCCACTATCTCCTGGTCCACCTCCAGTTGCACTTCCATCGTCGGATCCTCCTGGACCACTATCTCCTGGTCCACTATCTCCTCCTGATGATCCACCATCTCCACCTCCGCCACCACCATCTCCACCACCGCCGTCTCCACCACCACCTCCACCATTAAGCGACATTATTCCTGATGGGCCTTTATTAGGTCTACCTTTTAATGAATCATATAAATCTAAATCTATTAAAATTTTCTCTTCGTCTTTTGTAATGTATGCAAGATAAGCAATAGGATGTTTAGGTGAAGATCTCCAACGACGAGGAGCTGTAACTGTTTTTTGTTTTCCTAAATAATTTAAAACTCCACCTTGTTTGACAGGTTTTGTCTTACTTGGTTTTTCAATATTAATCTCGTAAGTAATTTTTTTTTCAATCATGTTAATAGTACGTCTTGTTATTTCGGATTATAGGTTCATCTTTATAGTCTTCTGGATGATCTATAAATCCACCTTGTCTAAAACGCATGACTGCTTGTGTCATTGAATCCACAAGGTCATCATGATCTCCATAAGGAAAAGCCGCACACTCTTCGATAACTTCTTGTGCAAAGTCTTTGTCTGTTGGTGCCCATATTTGACCTGCTTCAAATAATGGTGCAACAGAGTTGACCCTACTGTGCTTATCGTTTCCTCTAGAAGGAGTATAGTTTATAACAGGAATGCCCATTTTTCGCAATTCATATGTTAATGGTAATCCAGATGCTTTTGCTTCTACAAGTACAGTTTCTGGTTGCCAATACTGATATTGTTGATATGCTACTCTTCGAAGCTCAGGAAATTCAAAACGATCTTTAATTGCATCTAATAAAATAAGTTGAGGTCCTGAGTCTTCATTTCTTTGAAACACACCCCACGTTGTGATTGCAGAGTAATCTGCTGTTTCTTTTTTTAAGAATGCAGTATCATAACTTTGAATCACATGTTGTAAGGGTGGAATAGTTTCCTTATCCCATTTCTGCCACCACTCTCGTTTTATAATTGCACCTTCCTCTGATGTTGGATTCTGCATCCATTGTGCATTCCATTTTTGTAAACTGATTGAAGACTTAACTCCTTCTAATTCCTCTAATTTCCAAAATTCTGGCCACACCGGTTTACCACTTGGAAGTATTGCAGGAAATTCAATGAGCTCCCATTTGTCTGCTTTTATGTCACCCGTCGCTCGCAGCAAGCTACCCGTTAAATCTTTTGTATTCCATCTTGTCATAACAAGAACAATGGCACCGCCAGGTTGTAATCGTTGACGAGGACCTGATGTATACCACTCGTACGCGCGCTCGAGCGCATCATTATTCATAGCGTCCTGTTCAGAATGTGGATCATCTATAATTAATAAATCTGCACCTCGACCAGTAATTGCAGATCCAACACCGGCTGCATAATATTCTCCACCTTGTTCTGTTTCCCATTTACCAGCGGCCTGACTATCTTCTCGAAGTCGAGTTAAAAATATTTCTTTATACTCTGGCATGTCCATCAGTGTTTTAGATTTACGACCGAATCGCACAGCAAGTTCTGTGGTGTGAGTGGTTTGAATAATTTTAAGTTTAGGTTGACGCCCGATCATCCAAGCGGGAAGCAAGAAGCTGGCGAACTCGGACTTCGTATGTCGCGGCGGCATGTTAATAATTAATCTTTTAATTTTACCATTAGCAATGTCATTAAATTTTTCTGCAATTTTTTTATGATGACCTCCTTCTATAAATTCAGGCCAAACACGTTTAACAAAAGTCATGAAATCAGATTGAGCTTTTTCTATTCCACGTTTTTCTTTTGCAAGTAAACCAGCTTTTATAAATTCTTCTTTTACATCTGGTGGTAATCTATTTAACTTCTCAATAAGGTCGTTCATAAAAATTTTCCGCAAAATTTTTTAGGATTAATTTTGGAACCTTTAAAGTATTTACAGCTTATCTATGTCTAAATCAAGCAATACACGCTTAAGTTGAGGGACCCCTTTTTATTTAAGGGTATCGAGTTTTATAAAAGCAAAGTTAATTGTAAAGTGATTGGGACCTCTATCGAGCCGCTCGTCTCGAGCGGCTCGATGCTTGCGACTAGACTCAGTCTAGTAATGTCATGTATTCGTTAGGAAAATGTTTAGAGAACCAAGACAATCCTTTCTGCATAAGATTATAATCTTTAGTAACTTCTGCACCTTTAATCATATCATACACAGCTACAGCGAACCAAGGCAGACTTGCAGTCGCACCGCTAAATGTATTCGGTACATCAATTAGTTTATCTTTTGAATCAAGAGTTAAATCAACATCAAATGGAATGCGATACTCTTTGCCTTGCCAGTTTATTATGTGTAGTGGTTTAGTCATTGTTATCCTTTCTGTTATGCAGTTATAGTATCATCTTGCGTTGGTTGATTCAATAACTTTATAGTTGTACTAGTATAATCTCTACCAGCCCAATCTTGTCTTGTTTCTTTTACAATATCTATTGGTGTTTCTTGTGTCTCAGTTTTAATACCAACATAATTAATTAATTGTGTCATATGTTTAGCAAGCCAATCATTCATACATCTCTCATCGCAAAAATACTGTTCCCATGGATGAGTCCACTTATAAGTATTGTCTACCTCATATCTTGCATTGCGAGTTCGCAAAACTTTATTTCCTTTTGGTCCTCGCACTCGTGACTGCGTATCGTATGTATGACATTCTGGTCCCTGACAAATGTGTTTCATTTTAATTATCCTTTCTCTCAACTAAAGTTATATCTCCACTTGCAGTTCTGTACCCCTCATTGTCTAAATCATAATAAGTAAAAAGATTTTCATTTTTTTTAGATATCCACTCTTTAGATTTTTCAGTCCATACTCCTGCACGAGTTATAAACTTGCCATACTTTTTAGCAAAGTAAGTCACATTAAATTTAGTTCCTTGTTTTAAGTTAAACATATTATACCTTTCTGATTTGTTTATATAGGGGATATTATATTAATATCCCCTATGTGTCAATACTTAATGTGTTGCAACCTGTGCTTGTCTTGCCTTTTTAAATTGAGCAATAACAGATTTATTATCTTGTTTAATGCGTCTTGATTTAATAAGACTTGCCAAGTTTTCTGGTTGATAAATAGTTAATGATACCCCAGCAGTTCTTTGCAGTTCGTTCTCATTAATATTTAAACCCAATGCACCACAAAGGTCGATTGCGTCTTTAACATACTTATAATCTTTAAGTGCGTTAGTTATATCTCGCATATCTTTATGGATTGCTTCTGCCCAAGTCCAATGAGATTGAACAAATACTTGTCTAGCATTTTTAAATGCTCTCATCTGCTCAAACTCTTTTGCTGTGCAAGGTATCGTTCTTGACCGACAATAACTTGTACCAATTACATCAAGGGAATATTTATTATTCCATTGTGCTTTGATACTATTGTCATCATCATAACCAAACCCAATAAACTTTTTAATCTTATCAAGTTCTTGTGTTTGGTGTGGGTTGCTACGATTTTCTTGGTGTTGAACATTAATTTCAGGATTTAATCCAGCACTCTTTATCTCATTACGATAATAGGCAATTCCAAAATCATAATCCATAAATCGTCCTGACAAATCTGCATTTAATTTGAAATTAAAATGTTCACTGTTGTCTCTCTCGTTTTCAGTCTTTTCCATTTCAGTATTTGCAAAATAAAAACAACTGTCCTTTGCGACAACATCACACGCATTACCATATTTCTTTTTAAACTTTTGTAATGTTGCAACATCATCTTTTGGATATGCTCTACTAACTACATTACTAGCTATTTTAAAAGCTGTACTGTAAGCAGTATCAATATCCTCTCTTGCCGATTTAAAGTTTTCAAGTTCAGTAGTCTGTTCGTTCTCAAAATGAGATAGAATTAAACTACCTATCTTTTTTCTTATATCGGTATTTAGTCTTAACTTGCTTTGTGTCATATTATACCTTTATGTTTGTTAGAATTATTTAATTACTATACTTGACAATATCTGTCAATAGGATTATATAGGACTTGAGTGTTAAGTATAAAAGGAAACTTAATTGTATTACTTAAACTAGCACTCAATTGTAAGTTGTGGACAGAGAATAATCTTCCTAGCTTGAACGGGAGTAAAGCTATAGACAACCGAGTGTACACAGTAGGGACGGAACGCGCACGGTACGTTATTAATATTCGCCCGGAGCCACAGCTTACAAAAGTAGTTGACCAGGCCCCCAGATAACTGGACAGTGCAACCTGGTCAAGCTACAAGCAACAAGCTCCAAGCAACAAGTGGCCTGCGACAATATGTCGCATGGTCAGATTTTAAAAATAGTTTAATGTGAAATTAAACTAAACAGAAAGGTATAATATGGGACTAGACCAATACGCTGGTTTTCGTGACAGCGAAGGTAACGTACACGAAGAGTTTTATTGGCGTAAGCATGCAAGACTACAGCATTTCTTTGCTGATATGTATGACTTACAAAACAAAGATAAAAAACATAATAGCGACCTGCAACATCTAGGTTTTAATGGTGGGCAAGGTGGTGTAAAAATTACCGAAGACATCGTTAACAAATTAGAGGAAGCATTTAAAAATGGTTACTATGATTACTTTGCTCCTGATGGTTTTTTCTGGGGACAACAATTTCAGGAAGAACAGGTGAAAGAATATAAAGCACAAGATGAGAAATTTATATCTTGGTGCAAAGAGCAGTTAAAAGCTAAAAAAGATATTGGCTACGATTGCAGTTGGTAATGATTGAAATCTTTGGAATACACGCCACGGACTTTTTGCTGGCGTGTATTCTATTTACATTATGGTGGAGCATATGGCGCAAATAACCCGGGACCAGCTGCTGGCCTTCGATTCTCATTTCAAGCCTCAAGCTGCAAGCAACAAGCGTCAAGCTGCAAGCAACAAGCGGCAAGCCTTGACAAACAAGAATAAAGGATTATATAGGATTAATGAAAGTAAGAGATCTAGATAGTATTACAGGTACATTATCAAAACCTTCTAAAATGCCAGGCTGGAGCTACGGTATACCTGCTAAGGAATGCAAAACAGGCAGCAAGCTTGCTAAGATTCCGGGCACGGTTTGTCACAGCTGCTACGCTTTAAAAGGTTGTTATGTATTTAAAAATGTACAGGAAGCTCAGTACAAGCGTCTGGCCGCAATTGATCATCCATTATGGGTCCAGGCAATGGCTGCGCAGATATTACGCCACAAGTCTAAATGGTTTAGATGGCATGATTCCGGCGACATACAGAGCCTAGATCATCTTAAGAAGATATTTCAAGTTTGTAAATTAACGCCTGATGTTAATCACTGGCTTCCGACGCGCGAAGCTAGCATCATGAAACAAGTGACCCCGGAGCAGGTACCAGTTAATTTAATTATACGACTTTCAGCAACTAAGGTAGATGGTAACCCGTCTACCTTCTGGCCTTATACCTCCAGTGTAGTAACTGAAAACAAGACATGTCCAGCAGCGGAGCAGGATAACAAGTGCTTGAGCTGCAGGGCATGTTGGGATAAATCAATTCCCAATATAGCATATGGTAAACACTAACATGTCGGGGCGGTTCGGAGCTATTAGGCCACAGAGAACTTACGCCCCGGCGCCAAAGCCACAAGCTCCAAGCTCCAAGCTCCAAGCCACAAGCTCCAAGCTTCAAGCGGCAAGCGACAAGCTTCAAGCTACAAGTTTCGAAACTTCTCGTAGATAGATTCAAGCGACAAGCAGCAAGCTTCAAGCTTCAAGCCGCAAGCGACAAGCTGCAAGCAGCGAGAG